CCTGACCGTCGACAACATTCTCGCTATCTTCGACAGAATGATGGAGAGAATGACGAACAAGCGCGTCCCCTCCACGGGCAGAATTTTGTACGTAACTCCCTCCATCGAGACGATGCTGAAGAACGCCATCAAAATTCAGAGACAGGTCGGTCAGTCCGGCGTGAACTCCACCATCGACCGCGCTGTTTCCAACATCGACAAGGTCGAAATCGAGGTCATTCCCGAGGAACTTATGATGACCGTTTACGACTTCACCGAGGGCTGGACTCCCGGCGTAACCGCAAAGCAGATTCGTATGTTCCTTGTTCACCCCACCGCTGTTATCACCCCCGTTTCCTACGAGTACGCGCAGCTTGACCCCCCCTCCGCAGGAAGCGAGGGCAAGTACGACTACTTCGAGGAGTCGTTCGAGGACGCATTCATCGTTCCTCTCAAGGAGTGTGCGCTCGAATATGTCTGCAAGCCTATGCAGGCTGACAGCCTTACTTTCGTTACCGCAGCTTCCGCAGAGGCAGGCGCAGTTGCAGGCGACTGCGCGATCAGCGTAACCTCTGTCAAGAAGCACGAGGGCGACAAGTTCTACTACGCAGTTGGCGGTGCTGTGCCTACTCTCGGCGCAGAAATCGACACTACCGCGTGGAACGAATTTGCCTCCGGCGATGTTGTAACCATCACCAACGGCGCAGACATCGCGGTAATCGAGGTCAACGCAGACGGACGCACCGTCGCTGGTGCTACCGGCAAGGCAACCTCCAAGGCGTAATCGAGGTGATGCGCAATGGTTAGAGTTGTAAAAGGCAATTCCGAGTTGCGCGTACCTGACAACGAAGCCGCCGCATATCTCAAACAGGGGTATGCGGTGGTGGACGCTCGCGGAAACGCCGTAGAGGTCGGCAAGCAGTTGACCTACGACGAACTCGTATCCAAGACCAAACAGGACGCGAGAACTATCCGCCGTCAGGAAGCCAAAATCGCGGAACTCGAAGCAGAAGTCTCTCGCCTTAACACTATCATCGCCGAGGAAGCCCTCAAAACTTCCACCAGCGACGCGAAAGCGGAAAGACGAGCAAACGGAGGCGCGGAAAACAAAACCGCGCAGGGAGCGAAAAAATCCTAACAGAAAGGACGCGTGGCAATGGCATACATTACGGCAGAATATTATCGAAACACCTTCAAGGGCGTGGAGATAGCGGAAAGCGAATTGGCACGCCTTATTCAAGCCGCCAGTGATGCCATCGACTTGGCGGCAGTATTACCCATTAAGGAAGTCACGGAGAATGTTATGAGGGCGACCGCATATCAGGTCGAGTGCCTTTACCAGCACGGAGGAGTGGACGCGATACACGGCTTTTCCTCGGTTGGGGCTGGCGCAGGCGGAAGCGAAAGCCTCGGAGACTATTCCGTGAGCAACGGCTCTGCGGCCTCGGCAGGAGGCGCAGGCGCGTTCACCGTAGTAAACGGCATTCCGATTTCCCCATTTGCAATCAATCTGCTCCGCAAGGATGGGCTGATGCGCAGATGGTTATATCAGGGAAGACACGACCGTGCCTGACCGCAGGATTTTGAAAGACCGCGTTTACCTTTACCACTACATCGGGGAGAGGGACTACGCGGCAGCTTACGAAAAGTTCACTATTCAGGGGTGTTCCTTGCAACATCACAACGGAGTCGGCAGGAAACAGTACGCGACCACGCCGGAATGCAACGCGCGTCTCTACATTTTCGACCAAAACACCGCCGTCGTGGACTCCAAGGGCAATAAGCGCAAGTTTATTGAGCCGGATAAATACGAAGCGTTGACGGAAGCCGAAAAAGCGTCATATTGGACGATGGCACCGGGCGGAAAAGACTATTTTGGAGAGACGGACAATGGAAACGAGCCGCCAAGCGGAGTTCCTAACTACTACTCGGTCATAGGGTACACGAGATTTGACACGGGAAGCAAGAGGATGCACCACGTGGAGGTGTTCGGAAAATGAGAGTAACGGTCAAAATCAATAAAGACTACACCGTAGCGCGTTTTCACACGAAGTTCCAGCAGGCGCAGAAATACCTCGACAACGAGGTGCTGAAAGACTCCGACCCGTTTGTACCGATGGACACAGGAAACCTACGGAATAGCGGCATTCGAGGCACTACGCTCGGAAGCGGTCAGGTCGTTTATAACGCACCTTACGCGCAAAAATGCTACTACGCAAAGTCGACCCATTTCTCCCCGGCGAAGCACCCACAGGCTTGTGCGCAATGGTTTGAAAAAGCCAAAGCAATACACAAGAAAAAGTGGCTCGCAGGAGTGGACGGGGTCATTAAGGGGTAATACAGATGGCAAACACGAAATTTACAAACGACGGCGCATATCTGGTGCAGGCTCTGCTCGAAAAGATAAACAGTTGGGAAGAAAAGCCGTGCGAGGTGAAACTCGACGAACTCGGAGAGAAGCCTCCGGCAATGATGCTCCAACCCCTTTCACGGGCAAGAGTCGTGCGTCAGTATGTGGACGGCAGCTATATCGGCGTCCTTGCATTTGCGGTCTTTATCCGTGTAAATTCACTCGACACCCGGACGCGCCTCAACGCGACGGGAGTGCTGAACAATCTCGGAGACTGGCTGGAAGAAAAGGACGAAAACACGAGGGAGTACAAAAACCTCCCTGTGTTCAATCACGACACGCAGGCTCGAAGCATCGAAATGAGCGCGACACCGTCTATCGCTACGCGGTATGACAACGGGTACGAGGATTTTCAGGTGATTTTCGAGATGCAATATTACAAAAAACGGAGGTAACACCAAATGTCTAAACTCATTACGAGAGACCAGATGCAGGCTTACGCAAACTGCGGCGCGGCACAGGAGGAGAACTACAACCTCATTGGCGAGGGCTTTACCGACCTTTCGGAGAGCAAGAACGCCAAAGAGTATTCGCGCCAGTACGTACACGAGAGTACGGAGCGTTCCGATGTCGTGGGCTATTCCCCCTCGATTTCGTACTCGTTCGATATGTATCAGGACGACCCTGTCTGTGAGAAGATCGCGGAAATCACCGATGGCGAAAAGACGGGCAACGACGCTCACATCGACATCGTTGTGGTGCATCTTTTCGACGGCGGCGCGAGCGCGGCAAGAGCATTCAAGCGCACCTACGCTGTTATTCCTGACAGCAAGGGCAGCGGCACGGAGGCTCTTATCTACACCGGCACGCTGAAAGCAGTCGGCACGGCGGTCGAGGGTACATTCGACACCGCTACCAAGCAGTTTACCGCAGCCGCAGCCGCAGCCGCAGCGCAGGCGGAATAATTTAAGGAGGTATTGAGCCAATGAGCCAGACCGAAAACACCTATTTCAAGCACAATGATTTCGAGGGAGAGTTCGACGTACTCGACGCGGACTCCGCAGAACTCCTCGAAAAGTCTATGGCGCAGCTTCGCGAGGACGAAAAAGACCTCCCCAAGACGGGAAGTATTTCGGACATCGTTAGAAGCCAGTGCAAATGGCTTCGCGATTTCTTTGACCGTATCTTCGGAGAGGGCGCAGGCGTGAAGATTTGCGGCGCGAGAGACAATTTCCACATTTGCAGAGATGCTTATGTAACATTTCTTGACTTTGTCGAGATCCAGAAGCAGGACTATGTCAACTCCACGAACGCGGTGCGCTCCAAGTACAGCGCAAACCGCGCGCAGAGAAGACACCCGGCAACTGCACCTAACGGCAAGGGCAAGAAGTGAGAGCAAACATTCTTATCGACTCTCTCCCCGAAACCGTCGAGGTGGACGGGAGAGAGTTTTCGATAAACAGCGACTTCCGAACGGGCATTCTCTTTGAACTCCTCATTTACGACGACGAAGTGAAGCCAGAGGACAAAGTCGCACAGATATTCGACCTCTATTTCGAGGACGACCCGGACGTGCCGAGAACGAAAGCCGCCGTCGATGCCTTGCTTGCTTTTTATAGGTGCGAGAAGCACGAGAACAAGGCGGCAAAAAGGCTGGCGAAACGCACGAACGGAGGGCAACAGCCCAAAAGAATTTACGACTTTGAACACGACGACGCATATATCTACGCAGCTTTTCTGTCCGAGTACGGCATAGACCTGAACGACATCGAGTATTTGCATTGGTGGAAGTTTTCGGCTATGTTTGCGGCACTCGGAGACGACCAGAAAATTTGCAAGATTATGGGCTATCGCGCGGCAGACCTTTCCAAGATAAAGAACAAGCAGGAGAAAGAGCGAATGACGCGCCTCAAGGTCCTTTACGCGCTCCCGAACGCGGCGAGCAAAGAAGACAAAGTCGCACACGCGGCAAGCGTGTTCGCAGGAGGTATGAAATGAAAATAAGCGGTCAGCCCGTACCAAAGGTTGCGACCGAGCGCAAGTGGGCGGTATGCCCGAATTGCGGAATGAAAGCAACCATTTTTGACGACACCGCAAACTGTCACGGGGTATGGGTGAAATGCACCAGAGGGTGCAAGAGCGAATTTGAACTCGTCGTAGAAGACGGCGTGCAAATCTTACCCCAGAAAACATAACTACGAAAGCACATTGAGCCATTGCGCCGTGCAAATCATCACAAAGCAAAGGGCAATTATTGCCCCTGCCAAAAAGAGAGGTGATTTGAATGGCAGACGGCTCTGTATTGATAGATACAAAACTTGACGAAGATGGTCTCGCGGAGGGGCTGTCTTCTCTCGGCAGTAAAATTGAGTCGGGCATAGCAACGGCTCTTAAAGCCGCCACAGCCGCGCTCGCGGCAGTTGGCGCATATTCGGTCAAGGTCGGCTCGGACTATGAAGCAGCTATCGCAGGCGTAGCGGCAACGATGGGTACGACCGTAGACCAGATCGGAGAAATATCCGACAAAGCAA